GTTCGGTGGAGGAGTCCCAGCTAAGGTGCTAGTTATGAACGTGCGCCAAGCAGGTATTGCTGCCATCCCAACTGCCTACCAGTTGGCTACGGGCGTAGCAGGAGCGGTTGCAGGAGAGGGCTTTAGCACAATTGGTACAGGTGCCTTAGCTGCCGAGCAATTCCCACAGGAGCACTTCGCAACTTACTCCGACCTAACTGTAAAAACCGCAGCTTCAGTTATCGCAATCACAGGTGTACTGGGTATCCGCTACGTCTCGATGGTCTAGAACCATACTCAACGTTCCATTACGCACTAGGCTAGGTCAATGAGCGAAAACCCGACGCCAGAAGAGCCGAACTTTGATGTCTTAGAAGACAATCTTGGTTTTTCTCCTTTGGACGAAGAAGCAGTGCACATGCACGAGCTCCACAAGTCCCTCATAAAAGCAGGTTTTCGCGATAAGCAAGCCCTCCTGCTCGTGGCTATGATTGCCGCGGACATGAGAGAAGAGTCTATGTACGTTGAGCGTGCAGACCCAGAAGACTACCCAGAACCCTATCCTGAAGACTTTATCCCTCAAGATGATGAAGACCTCGATGACCTCGATTCAGAATCTGATTAGGGAAAGAGAGCCCGAAGATTTCAGATATTCCAAATCGCGATTCCGCGGACTACATATTTTCCTTGCTCCTTGAAAGCGGAGCTGTTGAGCTTGTAGGAATGACCAACGGCGAGCCTACCTACAGAATCACCCCTGAGTGCGCCGATATTTTCCCCGAGTTTTATAAATACCACAACGAGATGCTGTCTCAGACTGCCAATGAGCTTTGGCAGATGGGGGTTATCGAGCTAGAGTTCACTATGGCGGGAGAGTCGGTAATCTTTAATAAAAAGAACTATAAAAAACTCAAGGAAGTTATTGACATCTTGACTGAAGAGCAGATTGACTTTCTAGAAGCTCTTGGCGCTCCAGTCAAAAGACTTTTATAGTTTAAGCAAGCTTTTATCGTTTCTACTACTATTATTGAGTGTATAGACGAAAGGTATAAAATGCTTCTTGCACAAAAGAATAAAACCTCATCAGACATTCACCTAGTTGTTTCTAACGACAAGCAACACTTTTTTTGCATACACTCCAACAGACTTGAAATGCGCATTTGGGAACCTCTTCAGATGATGAACATCAACGAAGCCCAGCTTCACATCAAAATGCACATGCAGCAAGGGCATAAAATCCCACCAGGACTAATAAACTTGATTCAGCTTCAGTACCTACTTCAGGACTAATCTTTCTTTGTATTGGTCGGCACTTCAATAATGCGACCTTGGAAGTCATCCTCTACTTCCGCAAAGCCAATCTTCTTGTCCAAGTACCCTCTTATGATTCTTGGAGCAACAAACGATAGAATTTCTCGACCCTCGCAGACATTGCAAGCGCAGAAGGGTATTCCACTCTCTGTCTCATGTCCTTTAGTAAATTCAGGGGTTCCTTCTTCAGCATCTACAGATTCGTAGAGCCCCATCATGTATTCGTCTAGACCGTCCTGAAGCTTTTGTGCCCACTCGGGGTCTCTTATTTCAAATCTCATTGCTTTTGTCATAGCATCACTCTATACTAAAAGAATGATTTATTCAACCATTCCAACTTACGATGTTTCTGTACATGGGACCAAGCGCGGTGTAGCATGCGTGATGTGTACTTTTGGGGACATGATGGACAGGGCTTGGGTAGCTGAGTCCACTCAAGAAATGGTTGACCACTTAGGCGGCCATCGTCGTGCAGGAGACAGAGTTCCAGACGACCTCACTGAAAAGCTGTGGGCAGACAACGCTGCCAATTACCCTAAGGCGCAATCCACTGGGATTTAGCTGTACTGGTGAATCCAAGTGGTAATAACTTTCTCCCACTCGCGAAAGTTGTCTGTATCTCCGCCAACTTCCAATCCACGCTTCACACTTACTTCGCGTTGATACCGAAGCTCTCCTTCGGAATTATAAATCTTTAGATTACCTCGCCACATGTTCTCGCCTATTGACTCAATAACTACTGAGTAATTCTCTATCTGGCTTTGCCAAATCATATCTGGTTCCATGGTTTCCTCTTTTTACGGGGTGGGAGTGCGAAAAATCACATTCTGGTTCCGAGAGCAGACCTGTACCACTCTCTGCCGTCTTTAACATTATGCACGAACCTGACGTCGGTGACTCCTACAGAGTTCAGCCAATCGGCCCACTTAGGCTCGCAGTCTATGTACTCTCCACCCAAAAGAGCGAACGGAACTTCATACGCGTGCGCAACAATCGCCGCATGCATTGAGCCTGCCAAAACAAACCTTGCTCCAGAGACTTTATCTATGAAAGCCAAGATGTCTGCGCGGTCCTCGACAACGGGGCTAAAAAGTGCGTCTGCGCCTAGCTCGTGTATCGAATTGACGTTGTAATCCGACTTGTCCATAATGTGCCGTACTGCAAACGCAAGACCATTAGGCGAAGACTTAGGGTAGATTCCTGGAAGCATGTATGCGGGGTCTAAGGTGATTTCAGTTTCAATCCCGTGCTTTCTAAGTTCCGCTTGAGTGTTTGGGCCTCGTACTCCATCAAACTCTGCAGTCTCTAGCAACTCTGGGTCCAAGCTTTCGCCTCTCCAGCCACAGCGGTGAAAGACGGCAATTTTCCCAGCATCGGCAGCAAGCTTAAGGTGCGTGTTGCTTATGACACTTCCAATAGGAAAGTGCACACTGCTAGGGTCCAAAGACCATTCGTGGTGCTTCAAGGGGTCAAGGAACACTTCTGGCAAAGCGTCACCAAAGTTTCGGGTTACCCCGTCTAGTCTCCATTCGTAAATCATTAACCCAATCTTATCGGGTGTATGCTGAGTTGTATGGATGACTACGAGTACGACGGAAAAGAACGAGACGCCAGACAGTTCGAAGAGAGGATGTCATTAGCATCTTTTAAGGGCAAATCCGTTGAGTACCTTATCCGAGCTGAAACTGCTGCGGGCTACGATGTCGGGTTGCACTACGCTCAAATTGCTCAAGCTTACGCAACGCTGGAGCTTGCTCGCGTTACTGGCATTCAAAGGCGCTCTAGTTAAATCTGTCTTCTTGCTCAATCATCTGAACGGCTCTTTTTACAAACTGCTCAGGACTGTTCATCTTCAGCAGAAGCAGGTCCAGCATCAGTAGGGCCAGGATTCTTCTTTTTTCGTCCTGCACCCCCTGCTGGTAAATCTGCTCCTCTATCATGTTCCTCGGCTGCTTCTCGGTTCCCATGGCACTCACATTCGCACTTAGTCATTTCGCCTTTTACGGCCCAGTTTTCAAACTCAACTCTACAGCCAGCGTGATGTCCCGTTGCGCACCACCCAAAAAAAGCCATACCTAACCATAACTCATTTCTATCCTTCCTTTTTCTCTGTCGGAGCGGAAGCGCGAAAAAACGGTTTTTGAACTTACGAGTACCGCTAAGATAGTCGGTGTGGAGGCATGCACAACCACTGCGTAATTGGACGGTCGGTTGTGTTTCTTCTCTGCTAGGTAAACCGAAGACAACCGTGAGGAGGTCGGAAAACGTATCTAGGGGAGGTGCCAGGAAGCATGGATTGGGATTTCTCGATTGGTCTGACACCTCCGCCTCCACACTCCCCCCCACACCTAAACTCCCCTATTTCTCTGGAAGATTCCCTTTACGGAGTGAGAGCGCGAAAAAACGAGTTTTGTGGTGTAGTATCTATTATATGACAAATGACAATTCTCAGTGGAGCTACTCCCTGACCCCTCAAGAAGAAGCAACTTGCGCTCGCGTTGGCTTTGAACGCCAAGAGCCCTACCTCGCAAGGCCCGAAGCTAATCGAAGATACTCCCAAGGAGACGTTGCAGAGATTTGGCAACACTCAGTTGCTGCTGGCTCTGAAATGGCCTTTGCTCGAATGGTTGGTCTTAGTGATTTTGTTCCCCACGTAAACAAGTGGAAGTCCGCTGCAGATGTTCCCCCCTACGAGATTAGGTATTGCTTCACCAATAAAAGGGTGGACGACTCGACTTGGTCCCTGAGGCATGAAGAAGGCGACGACATAGATGTTGCTTATGTACTCCTTGTTGGCGGGCTCGAAGATATGAAGCCGAGGGACAAAGATAACGTATCTCCTCCCTACACAGCGGTTGGGTGGATGTGGGGCTCTGACTGCCGACAGTCCACTTTTGAGCTTACCCAGATATCTAGCAAGCGCCGTTGGAGAGTTCCCTTTGACCAACTGAGGTCTATGGCAGAAGTGACTTCTCCTCAATACGTTAACGGAGTGTGAGCGCGAAAAAACGGGTTTTGCACGAAGTTTTATAGGGGCATTTTCCTTGTATTTACTGGGCAAAGTGCCTAAATTGTACGAACTCCAAATGAACATTAGGTATAATACAAATAAGTAATACAGTTTTAGACATAACACTGTATGATATAGTCTAGTTAAACGACAGAAAGAAGGTAATTATGAGTATCAATTGGAAAGCACCATTCGAGTTTGCATTTGAGCTAGGTATGTTCCTGCTCGGCTCTATTTTGGTCCTCGCTATTGGCATCATCGCCATTGTTTTGGTCTACGGTTTGGTCAAAAGCCTCTTCGTAACCTTAGGCAAAGCGAAGAATAAGAAGAGCGAAGACAAGAAAAGCTTTTTTAAGATGCACTCGGTAGATTAGGAACTAATGACAATCTTTAACTCAGACATGACCGTAGAACTGGTCAAGCACAGTGCGTCAGATGCCGATGTAATCTTCGCTGCCAAGGTTTCAACCCAAGGCGAGCGCTCATTCCACGGCAACGAGGGATTCTCCGAGGACGCATCGGACAGGCAAGCTGGTCTAATCAACTGGCTGGTTCGCGACCGTCACGGCTCTCCTTTTGAGCATTCTGTCTTTACTTTCTACGTAAAGGCCCCTATTTTTGTTTGGAGAGAGCACATGCGTCACCGCATGGCTAGCTATAACGAAGAGTCGGGACGATACAAGAAGCTAGAGGCAGAGTTCTACGTTCCAGACGTATCTCGCAACCTTATCCAGACTGGCAAGCCAGGAGCTTACGTATTTAGTGCAGGCACCCCTGAGCAGTACGAAGTTGTGTCTAATAGCTTTGTTACTTCCTGCGAAAGTGCTTACGCAGAATACACAGGGATGCTGGACGCGGGAGTTGCCCGAGAGGTGGCCAGAGCAGTTCTGCCCACAACCATCTACTCATCGGCATACGTCACCATGAACGCCCGCGCTCTTATGAACTTTTTGTCACTGCGTCGCAACGTAGAAGGCCAAAGGTTCCCGTCATACCCACAGCGCGAGATTGAGATAGTCGCAGAGAAATACGAAGCCATCTTCGAGGAGCTCATGCCATTGACCCACAAGTCTTTTGTTGCGAACGGAAGAGTAGCTCCGTAATGACTGAAGGCATTGCTTATTGCTATGCACGAGTCTCAACTCAAATGCAAGCAACAGACGGTATGAGTCTTGGAGCTCAGGAGAAGCAGCTAATCGCTGCTGCTGAGTTGGCTGGCTATACGCCTGTAATTCTTAGAGAAGAGGGGCGCTCAGGGAAGAGTATTCAAGGTAGACCAGTGCTGAAGAAGGCACTGGAAGAACTTGACTCTGGGCTTGCTCAGGCTATGTATGTCACAAGGTTGGACCGACTAGCTCGCTCCACTCGAGACTTTCTCAGCATTGTTGACCGTTCTCATAAGTATGAATGGCGATTAGCCCTGCTTGACCTTGGGCTAGACACTGCCACATACCAAGGAAGATTCGTCGTCACAATAATGTCAGCCATGGCCGAGATGGAAAGAGGAATGATTTCTCTACGCCAGAAGGATGTCCATCAAGACCGACGTGACAACGGTAAAGTCTGGGGAGTTGACATTGGCCCTAAGTCAGTACTGGACATAGACCTAAAGCGAAGAATTTGGAACGAAAGAAACGCTGGTCTTTCTTTTAACGTAATAGCTCAGAAGCTGAACAAAGAGGGAGTTCCAACAACTAACAAAGGTAAAGAGTGGTACGCAAGTACTGTTCGATACGTTTTTGTGGCATTCTCTAAAGAAATCCCTGAGGCTGTTTAGCTCAGGGCTTTTTATCCAGGTCACGCACTGAGACTAGCCAGTCGTCTTTTAACTTAGCGACCGCCGAGAGCAAAACAAGTCCAGACATTAGCAATAACAGAACCCACAGAATTGCCAGCACCCCAGCCACAATCAGAAGAATAATTAAAAAGTCCATAAATAAATGATACAACTGTTTAGAACTGACACGCGATAATACATGCGGTAAACCTTAAGGTTATAGATTAGGTTTAGGGCCTTACGTATGATAGTCTTGAAAGTAGACAATCTGGGATACAAAGACATAGATGGAGAATGACATGAGCTATGAGCTCGTAGAAGAATACGCAACAATGATTGTGCCTATACTACCTCAGGCAAAGCAGGCGTATGGTGCTCGTAACCAGTCTTCGCCAGCCCACGAAGCAAGCAGGGAGTACACCCGATTGCTCACAGAGTTTTACAACAAAGGCGGAAGTCTTCCTTTGCTTGCAAAGAAACTAGAAGTAGCGTACGCGGGAGTTCGCCGTCGCGTTGTTATGAATGACATTACTGTGTCAGCTTTCAGGCCAAAGGTTCGCGTAAAAAATCAGGACATCAAATCAGCTGCGTCTCGAGTGACTTCTGCTCGTAAAAAAGACGGAGACCTGTATCACGACCAGTTGGCTGAGGAATACCAGAACGGTATCTCTCTTTCTAACTTGGCAAAGGAACTAGGACTCAGCTCAGCTGCACCCCTGTATTATGGAGTTCAGAGAAGTTTGCAACGTAACTCAAAGAAGTAGGTGACCTATGGGCAAAAGTTTGATGGAGCTTATTGCGCTTTTGCCCATAGAGGAGCAACAGGCTGTCCTTGCTGATATGGACATGGACCAGCTCATGTGGGACTGGAACGTTTGGGCTCGCCCTGAGCAGTTAGCACCCGAAGGTGACGACTGGAACGTATGGCTAATTATGGCTGGGCGTGGATTTGGGAAAGGTTTTTGCTTAGATACCCCCATTCTTAAAGCCAACGGACAGCAGGTAGACATAGGCCAGCTGAAAACAGGCGACGTTATACTTGATGAAAATGGCAAGCCAACAAAAATCTTGCAAGCCCACGAGCCCTACATGCCTGAAAAGCTTTATAAGCTTACTTTTTCAGACGGGACATCCTTAATTGCCGATGCGCCACACCAATGGGTAACATGGACCCACTCGGACAGGAAAGCCTATAACCGAAATGTCGGCGGGGCCAAAGGCCTTCCCGATAACTGGCCTCAATGGAAGTCCACGATTTCTCGCCTGAGATTAGGGTCTCGCATTCCCGTGTCTACTATTGACCGCGCTTTTGAACTTGTGGGCGCTGGGATGTCGGTTAGGAAAGCTGCAACCAAGCTTGGAGTTTGTAGACAGGCCCTCGCCCCTCACATGCAAGCTGGCAGAAATCTTCACTCGACCATAAATTACGTTAGGCAAGAAACAGGCGTAGGGCCAAAAATACGCAACACACAGGAAATCGTAGATTCCTTTACTTACAATGACAGAGGCGACCTCAACCACTCAATTCCACTAGCTCCTCCTATTGAACTGCCAGAGCAGGTTTTACCTATAGATGGCTATTTGCTCGGCATATGGCTTGGAGATGGTAGCTCAGCTGGTGGAGAATTCTGCTCTCATATTGGTGACTACCCAGAGTTAGAAGACAGATTGCTGTCTCGGGGACTACTTCTTAGGGCCCCAAGAATCGGGAAAAGTATAGCTATGGTTACTGTTCACGGGCTGAGAACTATTCTTAGAGGTACGGGACTTTTAAATAATAAGCACATACCAGAAAAATATTTTAGGGGCTCAATTCAGCAGCGCAGTGACCTCTTAGCTGGCCTACTAGATTCTGACGGCTTTATTCACGCCGATTCTGGGCACATAGAATTTTCGAACACTAATAAAAATCTTGCCGAGGGCGTTTTAATTCTCGCTAGGTCTTTGGGTCAAAAACCCGTAATGGCTTCAGGCAGAGCAACTCTCTACGGAAAAGACTGCGGAGAGAAATTTCGCGTTACTTGGCGTCCCACAATTAATCCGTTCTACATGGAGCGCAAGCGTGCGAGATATACCGAGCCAGCTGGCCAAGCCTCTAGAAACTATCACAGGATGATTACTAGTGTTAAGGAAGTTTCCCCTGTAATGGTTAGATGCCTCACCGTTGACTCACCTAACTCCATGTACCTTGCTGGCGAAGCTCTCATCCCAACGCACAACACGCGCCTTGGTGCCGAATGGGTCCGCGAGCAGGCAAAATACACAACCACAGGGCAAAGAAGATTTGGGCTAGTGGCCCGTACCGCGGCTGACGTTCGAGACGTTTTGGTCGAAGGAGAAAGTGGTATAATAAACATTTCTCCTCCTTCAGAGAAGCCACACTACGAACCTTCTAAGCGAAGACTCACTTGGCCAAACGGTAACGTTGCCAGTCTCTTCACTGCAGATGAACCTGATGGTTTGCGTGGACCACAATTTACGCATAGTTGGTCCGACGAAGTGGCGGCCTGGAGACAGACCCCAGACGCTGCTGGCATGACTGCTTTTGACAATATACGAGTTGGTACTCGTCTTGGAGCCAACCCTCAGATGGTTGTGACCACAACACCAAAAAGAGTGCCGCTACTTTATAAACTTATTGAAGAATCCAAACTTATAAAGACCTCAGGTTCAAAAGTTATTATCACCAAGGGCTCTACTCTGGATAACGCTGGAAACTTGTCGGGCGCATACCTAGACACAATTACTGGGGTATACGAAGGAACATCTCTCGCGCAGCAAGAACTTTACGGCGAAATGCTTGATGATGTGGACGGCGCTCTTTGGACAATCGAAATGATTGATAAGGCAAGAGAGCTTATCTACCCGCCTAGCACCCCCCTGAGAGTTATAGGTGTTGACCCGTCGGTAGCAGAAAACCCAAGGGACGCTTGCGGTATCGTCGTCTGCGCATCCACTGGAGACAGAGACTTGTACAAGCGCCACGCTTGGGTTCTGGAAGACGCTACCATTCACGGCTCCCCAGAAGTCTGGGCTAATAAAGTCGTTGAGATGGCTCGTCGCTGGGGCGCACCAGTTGTCGCAGAAGTAAACCAAGGTGGTGCTTTGGTTCGTAACGCAATCAACGCTATTGACCCTAGCGTAAAGGTTTTAGAGGTCCACTCAAAATACGGTAAAGCTTTGAGAGCCGAGCCAATTGTTTTGGCCTACGAGCAATCTAGAATTCACCACGTAAATTATCTACCCGAGCTAGAGTCTCAGATGACTTCTTGGATTCCAGAGCAGACTCGAAGCTCACCAGACCGAGTAGATGCTTTGGTTCACGCCATGACAGCTTTGCTAATTAAGCCACCTGCAGGATTCCACGGGGGGAAGCTAACTGCTAAATCTCCTGCTGCAAGAAAACTTCCGCCGTTCCGTTCTGGCGGAGGTAAGGTTTTTAACCCTAACCGTTAGAACCTAGCTATCGAAGTCATTGTCTGCCAGTTCATATCTGTAGGCGTCATCCTTGAAATAACTTTCAGACCCTTTACAGTTGCGCGAGAACCAGTACCGTCAATCTCCATACCACGCTCAAGAAGCTTTCTAGTGAATGCAATCTGAGTCATCGAGCGCTCGCCACGGTCCTCGGACCAAACACGGTAGACGCTAAACATAGTCTTGATTGTTGTCTGAATCCCTACGGCTTCTTCAGTCTCTTCGGCAAGGAAGATTCCAATACGGTCTTCGTTCTTGCGATAGACATCAGCTGCTTCTCGAACTCGTACGCACCAACCAAGAGCGTCAGGGTCATTGGAGTTTAGAATCTGCATTGCACCTTCGACAGCCCAAGCAAGAACAGCGGGTAGTCCGCCTTCTGGGTCAAAGATGTAGTCCTTAAGGTTTGGGTCTGGGTGAAGAGGCACCCTATCAAACGGGATAGGTCTGATACGACGCCACATAGCATCGTCTGTAATGATAGGACGGTGGTTTGTAGAAATCCACAGCTTTGCCTGAGACTGGAACGTGAAAGGCTGCTCTCCAGGAGAACGGGCTGAGATTTCTGAAGAACCCGTCAACTTCTTTACAGAGTTCTCTTTAATCCGCTCGGAGTCGGGAAGTTCGTCTACCCAGACCATTCGGCGTCCACGCAACTGAGCCCAGTGGTAGAGGTCAGTGCTGTTTGACTTTCCGTCGCCCTGAGCCAAAATTGTCGAGTCCAGAGGCCAAGCGTACTGCTGAGTACCTAGGCACTTAACCAAAGCCTCAACGAAAGTATTTTTACCCGAACCACCAGGTCCATAAACTAGAAAAAGAATGTCGTACTTACTGGAGCCAGTGAGTGTGTACCCAGCGGCTCTTTGTAGCCAGTCTTGGTATTCTTTGTCTCCACCAGTTGTCTCGTCTAGGAACTTTTCCCAGCGGGCGTTTCGGTGACCACGAGTGTAAGTAACTGGAGCACGGCGAGTGATGTGCAGGTCTGGACGACCCTTCAAAAGCTCACCTGATTTTAGGTCAATCACACCGTTGAGAACACCCAACAAGTTTGAGTCATTGTCCCACGTGTCAACTGCTACTTCAACCCTAGGGTCCGACTTAGCGCTATCCACTGCTCCACGCAACCGAGAGTTGCTACGAGATTGATGTGCCCACTTGATTACGTCACTTCGGTCATCTATTTTGTGGTTCAGGGATTCAGACCCGATAAATGCTCCAAGGCGTTTTGCAAGTTCTTGAATTTCTAGGTCTTCGGTGTCAGGCTTCCAATAACCCTGCTTCCAGACAAACCAACCAAGGCCAGTACTGTATCGAACACCCTTACCAAAAATATCCACAAGCCGACGTCCGTTACCAGTGTCTGACAAAGAACGTTTTCCTGGTGTACCTCCATCTTGAACATCAATAGCGTCAGGGTCTTTAGGTACGTCCATGTTTGTGATGCTGGTGGCTTCGTGAATAGAAGCTCCCTGCTCAATGAGCTCAGCTACACCGTACTCGTACGGACGGTAAATGTCTTCGTCTAGGCCATCCATTGAGTAGCTCTCAGGAGGCACGACACCAAGAAGAGGGACTAGCTTTGCTGGGGATTTAGCTGCTTCATTGGATGCGGTAATTTTTAGGGCACGGCCTTTATGCCAGTCACTTACGTTGGAGTCGAGCCTTTGCTCTTTAGGGTTATCCGCAACAAACTGTATGCCGCGACGAACGTGCATAATCAAAGAGTTTGTGCCCTCTAGCTCCATAGGAGGTCGGACGTTATCGTGATTGAACCTAATCATAAACGTTTCAATGAAGTTAGCGGTTACAGGCTCTGTCCCATACTTATTAGCTAAGTGGCAGGAAAGCTTATAAATCTGTACAGCTCGCTCTCCTTCGTCAATTCCGTCGTTAATAAGTTTGTCGTAGTCAAAATCTTCTACGTCATTTACCCAGTCCCAGTCGCCTCCACCAGCAAAATTATATGAGGTGCGACGGCGCTGTTTACGGAGAATGCTTAGGAGCTCCTCGGGAGCATCTGCCATATCAATTTCCCAAGGCGCACAGCCTTCGGCCCATTCATAAGTAACACCAGAGTGGTGCCTCGAAGGAGAAATAAGGACATAGCCATTGTGCTTAATGTCAACACCTTTTAGCTCAAGAGAGTTGAGGTTTCCGATTAAGTCTTCTTCTGGGTCACACTTGTAGTAAATGTGGCGTCCACGGCCACTAGTTCTGTCATCGCCGTTGTAGATACCAGTGATGGCCTCAACGGTTGGGGGTAGCTCACCTTCGAGCTTTTCTAAAAATTTTACATAGGATTCTGGACCGCCAGAGCGTGGGTCAATGTCGATGACTAAAAAGCCAGACTTAGAACAATGTACGCCGATGTTGTACTCAGGGTTGGCGCTCCACCACTTGTTAATCTTGTCAATGTCTGAAGTTGATTCAACATTCCACTGACCTATTACAGGGTGCTTTCCAACTTCCTTGGGCTCACCGTGGGTCTTATTGCAAGTGCATCGACCGTTATCAATTCCATGGCATGGAAGAATTTTCCAATTCAAATTTGGGTAATATGTCGACGCCTTTGCGAGACGACTCTTGTCTTTGTTATCCACCGCAACCTCCTCAAATCGCTGGGAAGATTACTCAACGTTCGCGGAAGATAGTTAAGTAACTTAAAAAATTTTTAGCTTAGTAGGGAAACTATACACCTAGCGCAGTCCGCTGTCTACTAATCGTTCAACGAGTTTCAATATACACTATAAGTAACACAAGCTTACTCAGACGGGGCACTCTCTTGCAATTTCTTTCATACACTCTGCCAACTGTTATTATCAACACGGCCAATTGGTGGGAGCCAGGCACGACTGATGTTTTGGACATCGGAGACATTGCTATCTACTTAAGTGCTTTAATTGCTTTTGCAGCGGTTGTTGCTGGCACATCTAAGGTTTGGTTTAGGTCTTTACGCAAAATTGTCAAAGAAGAGATTGAAATTGCCACCGCTCCCATCCATCCGAAGTCCAATGGAGGCCTTAGCCTCGCAGATGTGGCCCGTAAGACTGAAGATTTAGAAACTTCTCTCTGTAAAATCAGCGACCAAAACGAAGAAACCCGCACCATTCTTCTTCAAGTTTTAGCTAACTCGGTATATATCCCAATCGTTGTGCCTGAAAAACAAGTCAAAAAGCCGACTAGAAAAAAAGTACCCACCCCTTCCAAAAAGGATAATTAGGTCTTATAGTCGCCATAAGTAGGGACTTTTGAAACAGTTTTATTAGATACTTGACACGCCGTAAGTATTATAAGTCGAAAAGTTTGCACTTAGTGTTACAGTTATCGCGAGACTTACAATAAGTCTTTCCGCCTTACTGGAGGTACTTATGAGTTTAGCCGAAAAGTTGAGCGCTACCCCCCGCACCGATTCTGGTTTGCCCTGCGGCGTAGCCAAGCTTCTTTCTCTAATTGAGGGAGAAGACCTAGAAGCTTTAGAGATGCTTATGTCTGAGCCCTCTAGCGCCACGACCGTCTCTAATCGACAAATCCACGACATTCTTTTGAGTGAAGGATATGACGTTGCTTTTTCCTCTATATCAACGCACCGCCGTAAGCAGTGCCGTTGCTTTACAGGGATGAATAGTGTAGCTCGTAGAGACCTAAAAAAGAAGGCGTCTTAATGTCTGAGTTGACTGACAAGTTTCTAGCTCTAGTTAGTCCAGGACCAAGCGGGTCTGACACAAGATTAGTGAACGCCCCAGAGTCTTGGCGTCCCCGAATGGAGATTGACGAGAACGGTGGGTTCATTGTCTCAACACCCAGAAGTGCTGGTGAGATTCCAGACCAAAAAGATTTACTAGAAGAGTTTGACCTCACCCCAGAGCAGTGGGAAGTTGTCTCAGTAAGAAAATCTAAATGGCAGAACCACGCTGGAGAATGGCTAGAAGCTCACAGAATTTCACTCAAGCCAGCTGCAGGATTTGGTCAAAGAGATTTTGATTTAGAAAAATTAGTAGCTGAAGTCTCTAAATGGAAGCCAGGCAAGCCAGAAAAAGTTACTTCTGGCAATCTGGCTTATATTTTTGCCCCTAGCGACCAGCAGCTTGGTAAAAAGCAAGGAGATGACGGCACAGCTCAAACTGTAGACCGTCTTCTTCAAATGACAGCTCTGGGAGTTCAAAGACTTAAGGACCTTAGAAAAATTGGTCGCAGTATTGGCACAGTGGTTATCCCACTTCCTGGAGACCACGTTGAGGGCAACACCTCACAGAATGGAAAGCTACAAGGCCTTGCGTCCTCAGACTTGGGGCTAACAGAGCAGACAAGAGTTGCTCGTAGGATTCTTATGGCTCAAATTAAGGCCTTTGCACCATTGGCAGACAGAATTGTTGTTCCCGTAGTCAATGGAAACCATGATGAAGTTACCAGACAAGTAATTTCAGACCCATCCGATGGCTGGAATGTCGAAGTTGCTTCTGCAGTTCAAGACGCATGCGCCGAAAATGAAGCACTAAGTCACGTTGAGTTTAGATTCCCTGAGAAGTCTCACCAGACACTGTCCATAGATATTTGTGGCACGATGCTGGGATTATTCCACGGCCATCAGACTGGTAACAATGTTTTGAAGTACTTGCAGGGCCAATCAGCAGGCCAAACCGCGCTAGGCATGTGTGATGTCTGGATTTCTGGGCACTTTCACAATTTCAAAGCTATGGACATTGGTGGCAGATTGTGGGTCCAAGCCCCTACGGTTGACCCAGGGAGTGCGTGGTTTCGCGACCGCCACGGCCTAGAATCTTCTCCAGGAATCCTTACGATGGTGATTGGCGAGGGCCACAACCCTAGACAAGACATTAGCGTAATTACTGGGGTTAGAGACAACTAACCTCTGCAGAACTCCCGTACAATAAAAAGCGTAAGAAGAGTCCGCTGCCTGTCGGACCTTCGGCAAGCTTTAATGGACCTGGAGCGCCGCCTATGAATTTTTCACCTGACGTTAACACTAGAAATGTCGTTGGTAAGTACCTCAAAGGTACTGGCCTGCCCGCTTCTGGTACCGTAGTCTTCACGGCTTCGAGCCGAATTGAAGATGTCGACGATGCAACAATTGTCGCTAACCCCATTGTTTTAACCCTTGACTCTAACGGAGAGTTCACCGTTGAGCTTCCGTGCACTGACGACCTTGACCTGAGCCCACGTGGCTGGTACTGGACTGCGAAGATTCGCATCAAGGGTTCACGTCCAAAAGAATTCCGCTTCTATCTTCCTATTGGAGATGAGAGCGATGTAGATATAACCAAGCTTGACACCATAGACACGGTAACAACTTCCCCCGCAGGTTCAGACGTTGCTAGAGGCTCTGTAGGCCCACAGGGAGCAACAGGACCTACTGGCGCTGGCGAGCAAGGCCCGCAAGGCCCCACAGGACCTTCAGGCGGTCCTACAGGTGCAACGGGTGCACAAGGTACCATCGGTAACATTGGGCCAACTGGTGCAGCTGGAACCTCAGTCACCATTGTTGGTTCTCTGGCATCCACAGGTGACCTACCTACAACAGGCGACATCGGAGATGGCTACCTTATAAATGGTGACCTCTTTGTGTGGGACAACGTTAACTCCGAGTGGGATAACGTTGGAACAATCCAAGGTCCAGTTGGCGGAACTGGTGCAACAGGCGCGGCAGGAACAACTGGAGATGCAGGACCTGCAGGCGCTACAGGACCCACAGGTATTCAGGGTGCAACTGGTGCTATCGGTGCCACGGGCGCAACTGGTCCAACATCCACAGTTCAAGGCCCCATCGGTGTCACAGGTGCAACTGGACCAATAGGTCTTCAGGGTAATTTAGGTAATACTGGTCCCGCTGGCGTAGCAGGCCCAACAGGCACTGCAGGCCCAACTGGGTCAATCGGCTCAACTGGAGCTACTGGAGTCGCGGGTCCAACAGGTATCCAAGGTGTAACAGGAGCAGTTGGCGCAACGGGTGCAACAGGTGCAAGTGGTGTCCAAGGTAATACAGGAACGACTGGCGCTTCAGTTACAGGTGCAACAGGAGCAGTCGGTGCTACAGGCGCAACAGGTTCAAACGGCCTAGTCGGCTCTACTGGTGCTCAAGGTCCTCAAGGTGTACTTGGCGCGACAGGCGCTGTAGGCGCGACTGGCGCAACAGGTTCTCAAGGTTTAGTTGGTGCAACAGGTGCTTCAGTTACAGGTGCAACTGGTGCCGCTGGCGCAGTGGGCGCAACTGGAGCTACTGGTTCTCAAGGCGCTACTGGTGCTCAGGGAGTAGCAGGTCCAACTGGTGCGACAGGTTCGGTGGGTTCAGACTCAACCGTGGCTGGTCCACAGGGTGCAACTGGTGTTCAAGGTCCGACTGGTGTTGCAGGTGCAACAGGCCCAATTGGTAACTTTGGTGGAGCAAGCTTTGACTACACCTTCAGTACTTCGGTAGCAGACACC